GGGTCAGAGTAACAATAAGAAGGCAAGGCTACTAAAAATAACACCCAAGCCAATCTTTGTCTCACCATTTTCATCGAACATCCTCTCGATTACGTTGTTCTGGTCGCGTTCTATAGCTTCCTCGACTGCTTCCATTTCCCATGCTAGTCTAGCTTTATCTCCTACCAATCCATCCTTGGGACAGGGAGTTCCAGCATTGAGCATGGCTTCAAACACTCTTTCGTCCTGACACATTACAGATACAGCCGCAACCTTCATACCCATATCATACATAGTCTTAGCGTTCTTTAACTTCTCACAGTTCATATCTCTTACTGTACGACCAGCAGATATACCTAGTATTTGTGTTTGTACAGCACCTGCTACACCTACAGTACATAAGTCAGAGTTACTTGCACTTATCTGTGGTGATATAGCTGAAGGTGGTGGACTGTTAATGGTAGTCTCCATATTGCCATCAGAAGTTATTGTACTATTACTGTCGGTGTAAATCGTATCGTCAGCATATACAGTACTACCAATTAGTAGGGTAAGTAGTATAAGTAATGGTTTCATTTTCTCTCCACGAGTCTATCTATCTTTTCTTCTATTCTATCAAACTTACTCATTATTTGATTAAGGACTTGAGTTGAGTCAACCTTAGTGACATAGTCTTCTCTGGTTCTGTTTAGTAATATTCTTAGTCTGCTTAACTCTACTACATAACCTCTTAGAACGAAGCCGATAAAAGCTACACCTAAAGTTAGTATACTACTCCAAAGATCTGTCATTTCCATTGTCTAGTGTCCTATAGCTAAGATGTGAGCAGTACCAGTACCATAGTTATTAGCATTAGTGTGCATAAACTGAAATCCCACTTGGCTAGTACTTGTGTTTCTTATGTAAAGTCCACCATCCATGCTTGCTCCTACATTTAACTCCATTACTAACTGGCAGTTAAGGCAAGCGTTAGGGAAAGTAATAGGAAAAGATGCGTACTGTATGTTATTTTCTTGGGCTGTAAAACTTGTAGTTTTCCATTGTATGTATAAACCTCCTACCTCAAGGTAGTTACTAGAGGTCAAACCGTTAACGTCAATTAGAGCATCACCAAAGGCTTTTAATTTAGCTGGAGAGAATAAACTTTCTGTTGTACTTGTTCCCGTTAACCAAGCACTAGATGCCTGATCTCCAATAAGACCAGCAGTAGCTCCACCAGAAGTTACTACAGGTGTGTTATCAAGTATAGAAGTTACACCTGTTGACTGGTTCATGTAAGCTACATCAATCCAAGTACTGTCAGTCTCATCTCTCATCTTCAATATGTTGTTAGTAGTATCATACCAAAACATATTAGCATAAGTTGTTGAAGGTGCTGAAGCCCCACTATTGTTACTAGCAAGGGCTTGCAGTCCATTGTTTATATCAGATCTTGCGCTACTAGCAGTCTGATTAGCTATAGAAAAGTCATGTTGTGACATATATTAGTACTCCACTGTGGCACTTAGTGCCGATATATTAGGGGTTATTTTCGGGCCAGTATTAGAAAGGGTAGCTCTAAACTCTACAAACCTACCTACTATCTCTCCAGAAGCGTCTACGAAAGATGCACTAGCTAAGTTACTCACTGTATCAGCTGACCTAGCTTCTACTATAACAGCATAGTCAGAGAACTCTGCGTCTTCATCCGTCCAAGTATCAAAGTTGTTAGGCCAAGTATCCCAGTTGTTAGGTATATCGTCCCAATTAACTTCTCCATTAACAGCGTCTTGATGTTTACGAGCTACAGTAATAGCATAGGATAATCTAACTGTACGAGATGTACCTACATCAAAGTAACTATTTCCGTCGTGGTCAAAATCGTAGACCCCAGTGGAATTTGCATTAGCGAAGCTAGTCATAAATAGTTTACCACCAGAGACGGTGAGGTTAGTCTTAGATCCACTAAAACTTGTACTTTCTGTATCTGTATCAGTTTGACCTAATTGTGGTAATTCACTAGGGGTAACAACAACAGCAGTTGCTGTAGTACTTTCGTTACCTGTTTTATCTACAGACGATACAAAAAACTTACCAGCAAGTGCAGGGAAGGAAACAGATGTAGCTGGCCTAGCAATCTTATCTACTTTTACTAGAGTAGAAGAATCACCAAAGTTTGCAGATGAGTTTGATGAGTAGTGTAGTTTATAATGTGATAAATCTAGAGCAGTAACTGGCGACCAATTAAAGAATACAGTACCCCCCGATAGTAAATGGGTTAAGTTAGTGGGGGCAGAAGGTGGTGTAGTATCATGTGTTACATTAAAGGTAGTTGTAACTGTAGTGCCTTTGTATCCAAGAGCATTAACAGGAGTAACTGATATAGTATAGTTTATAGGAGGCTCATTTACTTGAGGAGCATCTATACCTACTACTTCAAACCTAGCCGCTATATTACCTTCATTGACAAGAATAGCCTGACCTACAGACTTAAACTTTACATCAGATGTTTTCTTGTATTTAACAATAACAGATTCTACACGTTCTACAGCATTTGATGTTGCTTCTATAACAAGTACGTTAACAACACTCTCATTAACTTCTCTATATTCTTTACTTATAGTGATACCAACATTAGGTACATCGTAGTAAGGAAGAAGAGTAGTATTGTTACTAATTATATCTTGTTCGTCTGCTGAAGTAAAACCAAAAGCAGAAGAGCTACTCTCTCTTAAAGTCATGGCGACCCTTAAATCGCCACCCTCTACATTAGGGGACAGCTTCCAATCAGTAACTTCAAACGTCTTTTCATTACCTGTAGTCCAACCATATCTGTCGTTTCTAAACTTAATGAAGTCTCCGACCTCAATGTCTAGAGCGTTAAGGCCAAACTCTGCGCTGAGAGTAAGTTGTTCTCTATTCCTAAACAACATCTGTCTTGCAAGCCTTTGAGCCGCTTTAGGGTTGCTAGTAAATGGCAAGTTTAAATCTAGTACAGACTCCACCCCATTATCCTGAGAGAGAAAAGCACTAGAATTAATTTGTGGGTAGTCAGCACTAACCCAACCTGCATCTTCATCTACAAACGTTCCACGTACTGCATTAAAGTTATTTGCCATAGACATTTTAGTGTCAAGCGATATGCCACTTCTAAGGTCGTCTAGTGTAAGTATCTTAGTTGGAGCTACAAAAGCACCAGCAAATAATCTCCAAGAACCAGAACCCCAGAATAAAGTACCTCCACATGAAGTCATCATGTTTTGTAGTACGTTTCCTATTGATTCAGAGGATTGTATTACTCCGTTAATAGCATACTGTTTTGTACTGTCTGATAACACTGTAGTGTCTGCACTTATAGATGCGGCTTCTTCAAAAGTAGCGTAATCAATACTATTGTCGTTTAGGCCATACTCAGAGGTTATAAAGTCTCTTATTATCCAAGCGGCATTATCTGTCCACGCAGGTGTTTGAGCTACACCATTAATAGTAGTAGCTACCTTCTTACCTTTTATTACAGCAGTTATTATAGGTACACCATTAGCAAAAACAGTTGAGTCGTACTCAAACCTACAATACAAGTAAGCTATACCTTTACCCACAAAGTCAGAACTAGTAGAAGTTTCACTGTGTAGAGTTGTAGCTAGAGTCTGTGTAGAGTTAGCAAAAGTATCTGTGGCACTTGTTTGGTTTCCAGTGTGTACATAAATCTTAACTTTGTTACCCCAGATAGGCTCAGTAACATTTTCGTTAGTCATCTGAACTAGGATGTCGTTAATGTATATACCTTCTACACTATTTACTTCATGTCCAGCTATAGATATTACTTGGTGGAGTATCTTGTTGTCACCCCCAGTAGACTCAGCAAAAGTGATTGTACCACCTTTTCTTACTTTACCATAAACAAATTGAGAAGGAGCTAAAGCACCCTTACTGTTAACCTGTAAACCGTTAGATTGATTAACCCCGTTCATGTCTGGTTTAGGTGTTAAAGCTCCTATTAAAGCACTTGTTACCATAGTTAGAGCTACGTAAGTTAAACCATAAATAGCCCAGTAAGCAACGCCAGTAGTACCCACACCTATAGCACCAGCTATAGCAGTAGCTATTATACTCACAGGATCTTTAGGTGCTACTTCATGTATATTTCTGTGTCGTAATACGTTAAAAGGAGTGTTGTGTTTATTTATCGACATACCCAAGCACTTTCTACATCTTCAATGTTTAATCTAATTAGACCTTCCCTATTAAGGAAGACAGCCCTAGAGCCGATGGAAATACCGAGAGCTACGCCAGTTATCCAGCGACACCCTTTCTTAGTTGTTACAAGGCTACCAAACGTAGGTCTTTCAACTCTAGTTAGTTTAGTAGACAAACCTTCATATAAGTTACTAAAACCAAAGTCGTCTCTCATACTTCTTGGTCCTTTAGGATGTACACCATTACTTTGCATATACATACCTTCCCAATCATCAGCATATCCTACACCATACATAGATTTAAATGCACCATTAGTAAAAGTAAAACAGTCGTGTACGCCCCACTCAAAGGGTGTACCTAACATCTTATCTAAGTAAGAGTTTAACCTGATGTACTCTGCTTGCCCCATGTTACTGTCTGATCCTGTAATGATTGTACGTAGGAAAAGAAGGTATCTCCATCGTATCGGGATTGTTGATTTTCATCAGTATATCTCCATCCACTAGAGCGTTCCAATTCTATCAATTTACTTTCTATAGTTAAAGCGATTGTACTTGTATCTGCTTCATCAACTATGGTCATCTTATCCATCTTACCAGAGAATATTTCTACAACAGATGAATCACTTTGCTCACCTAAGTACAACCTAGCTACTCTCCTTTGATAAGGCTCTTGTAGAGCTAAAGATACTATAGAGTTGGGTATACCAGTGAGAGTTAACTCTAGAGATTTTGAGGATAGATCTCCTACCTCTTCTAAGTCCCCAATGGAAAGTAAGCTACCTGTACCAGTAAATACTTGATCGCTACCTTGTACGTTAATAGTTCTATCCCCTAGTCCAGTCCACATACGTAAAGGAGCAATGTCAACATTACTACCATCTGCACCTATAATAGTTCTGGTGTCAAACATAAGTTCTACAGCAAAGAAGGGTTCTATACTACTTGCAGTAAGGGCATTAAGAAGAGATGAAGATATTGCTCTACTCATCCTACTACCTCCGTTGCTCCAAATGATATACCAAAGAAACTTGCATTGTTAACCGACCAAGAGGTCTCGTTAGCTGATAACCTAAAGACCCCAGCGGAATTAGTTAGGTCAGCGGATACACTTGATCTAGCTTTCCTTAGCTTAGGCCATATCTCTAGTGTACCATCTCCAGATTGATCTTGTAACACTTTATGTAGAGTAGCATCTGAAGCAGTACCTAGTTGTATGTAGTCACCAGCTTTAAGTGTACCAGTCATAACTACAGCTACAGAACTAGCACCTACAGCACCTGTTATAACAGCAGACGTTGCAGTGCCTCTCACAGTCTTAGCTGATGGGTCGTTAAGTAGGAATGTACCTGACATACCCTTTAAGCTCATCAGGAAGCTAATCCAAGTCTCTGCATCATCTCTATTCATAGGTGGTAAACTAATGTCAGCTTCCCACATCTCACCATCATAAGATTGTGTCTGTTGCTTATAAGTAAAAGGAGACATAGATACAGCAACTGTATTCTTAGCTCTTAGTTCAATTTAGCTATACCAATGTTAGTAGGTAAAGCGAGGGGGTAAGAAATAGCCATTATGCCATCGCCCTTCCATAGCTACCACCACGTCGTTTAGCATCTAGTACTGCACCTTTAGCACT